CGGTGTGCTGAAACCAACACGATCCTTGAAACGACATCAAATCATCGATCTGAAATTGCGCACGTTCCGCGTTGAGTAGCTTATTGGTATCGTAACCTGGCGTGACGGCGTGAAATCCTGCGCCGTACATTGAGCTTTTCATCGGAAAAGTTAGGAAGTGGTGATTCCAATTCCGTGGCCGTACTGCTGCCTTCTCGCCGTTGCGCTCCCACGTCGGCCCGTCGATCGAGTGGCGCGTCGGCACGGCCAGCCAGTCCTCGTCACAGTCTGCCTTTAAGATCTCGTCGTACCCCTCGCCGACGATACAGTGCGCGTCGAGCTTCATTAAGTATTTCCCGCTCGCGACCTGCGCCGCCTCATTAATCGACGGCCGCATCCCGGTCGACTCGTTGTGCCGGATGACCACCAGGCGCTTGTCGTCCTTCAGCGGCGGATCCGGCCACGGGCCGCCGTCCAGCACCACGATCACCTCCACGTCGCCAGCCGAGTTCGTGAGCAGGCTGTCGATCGTGTGCTGCAAATAGCGTTCGTTGCGCGATGGGATGATGACCGAGACTCGTCCGGCGTGCATGTGCGTCTCCAGGGTGGTAGCGTTAGTTAGTCATGGCGCGCGCGTCATCGTCCTCGCATGACATGCGCGTCAGCGTCTCCGCTTCTCGCCGCTCCCACTGCTCGTCCATAATCGAGATCCCGCGCGTTGCAAGTGCGGCGGCGTGTCCGGATGCGTAGGCGTCCGCCAGATCTGACGGCATCCTCAGCGCGTCGGAGACGTATCCGACATGCTCCGCATAGAACGCGCGCAGACCGGCGCGCCATCCCTCGGCGTCACTGGCGCAACGCTTCGCGAGCTTCTCCACGGCGCCGCGCTCTCGGCGCAGGATCCGGAGCGCCGTGTCGTGCGCCAGCAGTACGGCCTTGACCGATTGCTGGCTCCCTGTTCCGCGCTGCCGCGACTGATCGGATACGCCTTGACGCGACGCCGGCTGGCTCGGCTGATGGTCTTGGGCCGCCAACCGGTCCAGCTCCGCGTCCGGACTCATGTCTTCCCGCGCGCGCGCCTCGCTCGGACGCAGGACGCGGCTCCGGATGCCGACCTCGTACGCCTGCATGCGCGTCAGCAGGTCTGACCGGACGAGCGTGTCCATGTTGAACTTCGCGAAGTAGTCGCGCGCCACGATCAGGTAGATATAGATCGCCTGCTCGAACTCGACGACGATCGGCTGTAGCGTGCCGGAGACGTACTCCTGGGCCGACTGCACCTGCGAGGCGTACGTCTGCGTACCGCTGATCCCGAGCTTGTGCGGCGGCATCTTGAACATGCGCGCTACGTCACGGCCGCTCAAGTCCTTCAGGCCGAGCAGTTGCGCCTTCTCCGGATCGACGCCGAGGTTCTTGACCTCGATATCTTCCGGGACGAGCAGCACGCCGCCGGCATTCTCGACGCCGGAGACGTAGCGCGAGATGCTCTGGTGGAGGCTCTTCTCTTCCTCGTCCTCCATCTCGCCGCCCTTGTACGTCGCCAGCAGCGCGGCCGTCGCACCCTTCTTGAAGAAAATGCGCGTGTAGTCCTGGAGCGCCAGTCCGGTCGCGAGCCCCTTGCCGCCGTAGTCCGTTCGGCTCAGCGCGTTCAAACCGTCCGCGCTCGTGTTCCGGACGACGAACATCTCCGTGTCCATCACGTAGCGCGGCGGACCGACCGGCTCGGTGAGCTTAAAGCGCATCTGCCCGCTCGGCAGGACCTGCTGCTCGACGCGGTCCGGATGCCGCGGGATCAGCTCGTTGATCATCGTCATCGAGCCGGGCCGGTAGACGATCTCGGCGTAGGCGACCGGACGCAGGAGGTACTGCCAGACGAGCGTCGACCAGAACGCCTTCGATGACTGCCACCGGTTCGGCTGCCACCGGCAGCGATAGGCGAGCGCCCCGATGCCTGGGTCACCGAACTGGACTTTCTTGTGCGCACCGTCGCCGAGGTCCGCGAAGAACTGGCAGGTCATCGCGCCGATGTCGTCGGAGATCGTCTGGACGGCGCACTGGACGTAGGAGAGGGTCATGGCGAGCTCGGGACTAATAGCTACACCACCTGCCATGGCGATCGTCGAAACCCAGGACCAAGGTTCGTACCAGAAATCGCTGCCAGGACTCGCGCCACGCCTGGGATCTGACTCAGTAGCTTGTTGGCGAACTGATGATAATGAGGCTAGGAACCCCATCAGTACACCTGTCGCGCGTGTGGAGGACGGCGATTCTGCGCCTGTTCGGTACGGCCATCACGAAGACTCTGCCCAAGTACAGTGCATTCGGAACTACAGTCACATCGGCAGACCCACTTAGATCTGCCGTGAGATGGGTCTACTTCGGCCTGACGCAGCACGACGAGTCGACCGAAACGCTGGCCGGAGAGATCAATAAGACGCATGCACCGAAACAACAATGACCGATCGCTGGATCGTCACTCGTGTCTCCTCTCTCGCCGCGCGTCGGGCGGCGCAATGAAACGCGTACGGGACGGCAGCCCCAGCCAGATCAGGATCAGCCCGGCCGGCAGGAGCGCGAGCTGGCCGATTGCCGGCCAGAGCGCGACGGTGATCATGCCGACGCCGGCGCCGACCGTGACCTCTTCGCGCCCGACGCTCTGGACGATTACGACGACGATGCGCCAGATCGCCAGCACGAACTGCCAGACGGCCTTTGGGCTACGCCAAAGCATTTGCCGATTATTCTACGCCTGAACCGGTGCATCGCTACTGATTTCCTTCCAGCCGTCCGGTCTCCACGCCTTCGCCGCCCCGCGCTTCCGCCGGCTCGGCGCGACGGCGTTCGTAATAGGCCGTCTTAGCAGCGCTCAACTTTGAACGATGCTGCGCTGACAATGAACGCCCACGCAGCGCGGTCGAAATCTTGGCCCGTGTCTCACGCGTGCGCGGCCCGGTGCGAATACCGCGGCGCGCGGCCGAAATATTGGCGCGTCGCTCTGGCGTGAGAGCGCGGCCCTTCAGAGCCGCGCTCAATTTCCCACGATACTCCGATGACGAGGATCGAATCTTGAATGCCGCGCTCAATTTCGCGCAATGCTCAGGCGAACGCGGGCCAGAGGTGTCTGGCACCGCGTTGCCGCCCTCAGCGATGTTCTCGATTGGCCAACCTCGCGCGCGTCCCTCCGCGATCCAATACCGTTCGCGCGCCTCCCAGGATGCCGCGTCGCATGTTTCGAGGGCTTCCCACGACGCAGCCCACGGAAAGCGTGTTCGCTGGTGTGCCTTGAAACGCGCTGATGGATCCTTGCTCTTTCCGACATAACGCTGTAGCCCGTCCGCGTCACGCAAGACGTAGATCGTAACACGCATGATCAGCCAGCGAGACGTTCGAGCACACAGCTACGCATGCGCCTGCGCATCGTCGTCCCTCCATCCGTCAGGCGTCCATATCTTTGCAGTGCCTCGCCGTCGATGGCGAGGCACTGGCAAAACTAGTACCTGGCTAAGTGCCATGACTGCCGCGATCGCGAGGTCGATCCGCTTGCCTCCGGATGGCTTCTCTAGCCAGATGTTCTCATACCGGTCATGCTTCGGTTCCGCGTTCGCGACGCACCACGCGAACACCGGATTCCCGTCGTGCTCGATGCGCCGCAGCCGCACGAGGGCGTAGAACAGCTTGATGAACTCCGAGAGCCGCCGCCCCTGCCCGATCTCCACGACGGTGTACTTCGCGCGATCCCGCAGGTCGACGGCGAAGCCGGTCGCGTTGTAGGGATCGTACCCGACGCGCTGCGGCTTATACGCCGGGCCGATCTCCCCGACGAACTGGTCGTAGATCTCGTTCTCGTCGATCACCGGCCCTGGCGTCACGCGCAGGTGGCCGGCGCGGCGCCATACGTCGTACGGGATCTGCTCGTTCTTGACGCGCTCGACGAGCGTGTCCTCCGGCAGCCAGGCGAACGTCGTGAGGCGGATGCGGTATTTGATCTTCCAGATGCGCTTGACCGTCTGCCCGTTCTCGTTCTCGTCGATCTCTACCGTCTCCTCCTTCGCGGTCGGCGGATCGTCGAACCGTTGCGCGATGGCACAGCCGGTCAGGTCCAGCTTCATTGACATGTCGAACGCCGCCGCGCAGGGTACGCCGCTCGTCGGCCGCACGATCTCCGAACGGCAGGCGTCCCACTGGTCCGAAGGGATCCAGATCGAATGGCTCTGCGTCCAGCAGCAGAAGTTCAGCCGCTTCGTCCGCGCGAGCGTCGACGGCTGGTTCTGCGCCTGCCGCACGACCCCGCGCAGGTACGTCGAGAGTTGCGGCAGGTCGAGGATCGCCGGGTTCACCTTCGGCCAGACGCGCTCGTCGGTCCAGTCGTCGCACGCCTTGCAGGCGTCGTCCGGCTGCGTGAGCCCGTTGGCCCGGCACGCCTCGCACGGGTCGAGCTGGCAGATGTACGGGAAGTACTCCTCGTCGACGAGCGTGCCCTCCAGCACCTTGGTGCCGTAGTCGTGCTTCGTCCAGCACACCGAAGTCTTGTCGTAGCCGGCGTTGGTAATCATGACCACCTGGCCGTCGACCTGCGTCTTAATGCCGAGCCGCATCTTCTCCGGGATGATCGCCGGCACCTCGTGCAGCTCGTCGATCAGCGCCGTGAAGACGCGCTTGTTGTCCAGGCTGCGTCCCTCAGAGGTCAGCGGCCGAAAGAAGGAGTTCCGCGCGACCCACGCCGTGTTGTACTCGCCGACGTTAAGCAGGTCTCGGAGGTCCTCCGATCGCTCGCACATCCGCTTCGCGAACTGGTAGAGATAGTTCGCCTGGTCCGAATTGACGCCGAGCGAGTAGATCTCGACGTTCGTCCGGTTCGCCCCGACCAGACGGTACAGGCCGTAGCCTGCGGCGGCCGGCGTCTGTAGAGCAGCGCCGAGGCCAGCACATTGCGGAAATCCATGACGGCCGTCTTCAGGCCTTCGGCCCCGTCCAGGAAGCCCAGCTTGAAGATATAGGCCGAGAGGAAGCGGGTAAAGGGGCGCAGCAGGATGAACAGTCGGCTGCGGCCTTTGAGGGCGTAGGAGCGGCAGAGTATCTCGCTGTAGAAGGCGCGCTTCTTCTCCATGTCGGCCGGGGTGGAATAGGGATAATGCAGCAGCGGCTCGCTGAGGGCGGCCACCGGGCCGTCCACCTGCAGGCGCTCGTGCACGGGCAGCGGCAGGAAATTGGCCCGG